ACACCAGAAGCGGCACCATCAACAAAATTACCTACCTTGATGACAACAGGAGCAGCAGCAGCATCATCAGCCAAGCGAATCTCAGCCGTTTTATACGCTATAACTCCAGAAGGACCACCAGCATCAGCAACGGGGTCTTGCATCTTCAAGTCCAGACCGTATGTAAAGCCAGAACCTGCTGTGGTTTGAGCCATTGCAACACCAAATGCTGCACGGCAAGTCGTAACACCAGAGTCACCCTGCATAAACGCCATAACAGCGGCATCACCAGATAAAGTGTTGGTATTAATAATACCCATTACACCGGACATCAAACCATTATTAGCATATGAACCAATAACCGCAAAATTACCAGCTACACCGGTAATATGGTTAAAAGTTGTTGTAGGGGTTGTAGCAAACGGCGTACCAGTTTGAGTACGCCCAAACACACCATATGCTTCACCCGGAAGTAGATAGTCGCTAGAACCAAAACCTGCGGTTGGCTCGATACGTGTATAAAAACCATATGCTCCAGAGCCGGTATTTATTTCAGCTATTGAACCAGAGTTAACAGTAACTGGAGTTAAAGGTCCTTGTGAGCTTGCGTCGCCGCCTTGATATCCAGACCGCACTGGGCCCGAAAAAGTAGTTTTTGCCATGATATTATTTCCTTTGTGTTATAGCACATGCCCATACAGTCTCTATAACGTCTGCCAAGCCAGTCTGTATGAGTCGGGGTTCTTGGTTAGTATGTTTTTACCACTTTATATATGGGGTGTCAACTTCATTTTTTACGTGCTTCCATCATCTTTGCTCTAGCTTCAGGATCACTCCATTTTGCCTTTAACTCTAGTGTTTTCTTCTCCCCACGTATCACCGCCCCACACATAGGACAACCACTCCCTTTGCGGAACTGTGCGGCATATTGAGAAAACACGCCATGCTTAGGGCATACACACCCTGTTATACGACTTAACGCCCCTGTATACATCGCATTAGTGAAGTCATACCTTTGTTGGGTTTCTAATGGAAATTTAGCTATTACGGCATCTATCGTGTTTATTTCCTGCGTGCGTGCGTTTTTAACCATGTTAGCCCTAACCCTTTCTAACCCTTCTGGTGTATACACTCTTGGGGCCTTAGCTACCCCTCGTTGGGCGTCGCCTATTTTCTTACGTGTGGTTTCATCCCTAGTTTTCCCTAGCCATGCACGAGTAGGATTTGCTAGTTTCTTCTCCCTAATTACCTGTTTAGTTGCTTCAGTATGTGTAGTGCCTAACCTAGGATCATCCTGCGCGTGCCGTGCATCACGTATAAGCTGCTTAGTTTCCTCCGACAGTTGTTTCCCGTAGTTAGGGTGGTCTTCCTTACTACCACCCCGCCAAGGAGCCCCGGAACGCAACCCTGAGTTATAGCAATATTCCTTACCAACATGAGTTTGGAGCCAGATGTCTTCTGCTGCCTGCAATGATGCGCCATCGGGAACAACCTCTATAACCGCGAAACTAAACTTTTCTTCCCCATACTTATTCCAAGCGGCCTGCAGATGCTTAGTATGGTGCTTGTTGGTGCGTAGCTTATTGCGGTGAGTGCGGAAGCGTTCGCGGGTGTTGGTGGTGCTCCCTACATAGAACTTATCATTAACTAAGTTGGTTATCTTGTATATAAATTGACCTTTCATTACTACCTCCGATATAAAGCTACTAAGGAAACGCTAGTATACACGGCGTGTAGTATTTTGTCCAGTACGATAAAAAACCCCACGTCTTAGGTGGGGTTAGTGAAGCTAAGTGCTTGTTTCTATTACTAAGCGCCTGATGATCCGAACATACCCAAAGGGTCAGACCAACCAAAAGAGTAGCGCTCACGAGCCTTGTAGCGAACATTTCCGGTATCGAAATCGCCATCCATCGAGGTACCTAGTGGGGCGCGAATGAAGTGCTTCAGGCCGTTAGGGACATCGGTGGTTAGGAACCAAGCATTGGTGTCGGTCAAGAAGTGGTTTACACAGTAACCTTCAGGAATCGAACCATTGTTCTTCAAGGCATTGATGTCGTTGTCAGCAGTTCCGGTACGCAGTTCTGTTTCCAGAAGACGGGTTGCAACGAACATAAGTGCAGGAGGAACAACTAGCTTGCGTGGCTTAGCAGCGATCAACAGACCACGCTCATCAGTCCAAGCAGCGATCTGAATAACGGCGGCTTCCAAAGAAGTCTCGTTCAAATCGGCAGGGGTTGAAGGCTGGTTAGCATTGACGCCACCAGAAACCAATGGGTGTGAAGAAGAGAACAATGCAACTCCGTCACCACCAATGTAACTGGCGCTAAATCCGTTGTTCAGGACCGCAGCAGCTTTGGTTTCTTTGGTGTAGCTCATAGCACGAGCCAGACCTTTGGTATAACGTGAGGACAAAGTATCGTAGAGGTTATCTTCGATTGCTTCTTCCGTCAGCGAAAAGCCAAGGGCGATGGTTTCGTGGTTGTAACGTGAAGTCCAAGCTTCTTGAGCATTGTCGTAAGCGATGGCTGAGCCTTCGTTCTTGACTGGAGCTGCAGAGAACATTGACAACTTGGTTTCTTCTTCAAATGAACGCTCAGAGGTCTCAGTTTCGTAGATCTCTTTGTGTTCTGCGCCGTATCGCTCATATTCGTTACCGAACAATACATTCAGCCCCGGGAGGAGCTCTTTAAGCATCTGTGCACGTGAAATAGCCATTTAATTGCTCCTTTTAGGCGTAAGCCAGACCAGTGGCGTTGTTATACTGATGGATACCAAAGTTGATCTTAACGATCAATTCTGAGTAGGTCGTTGGTGTTGGTGATGTTTCAGGAACAAGGTCAATAACCCGAATTGGGAACGTGTTAGTAGCCGCAGGTGAAGAGCTCAACACTGAATATGCTGAGTTACCTGTGGTTGTACTTCCAGCAGTTGCCAGAACCGACATATTGGTACCAAGTGCATTTTGTGTAACCGTTGCCATTACTACGCCGCTTGAACAAACTGCTACTTTGAACAGGGTGTCAGGATCATCTGCAATAATCGCATAGATCTTAGTGCCTGAAACAACAGTTTGTGATGCTGGGTAGTACTGCGAACGGGTAGGTGTACCATTTGCTGCGGTGTAGAAACATCCCAAGAACACGCCAGCAGGTGTGTTAGCAGTAGTTCCAGTATCTTTCTCAATCGTGCCACCAACAACTCTCTTTACAAAGTCACCGTAAAAAATATTGGTGTTGTATCCAACTGCAATTTCCATGTTACGGGTAGAACCCGCAAACACTTGACCGCCAATCAGGTTTATAGGTAGAAACCCATAAGGCCCAGCTACGCTAGGGTAAGCCATATTAAACTCCTAAAAAAGTTAAAGTTAACGTCCTTTTCCAAACGACGCCGTGGATCTTTTCTCATTAAAGAGAGGCATCCGTGGGTCATTCTGTTTCATAAAGCTATTGTCTACCGACTCCATCTGTTTCTTAGTAACGTCGGCATAATAATCATTACGCTGTTGTACTAATTCTTCAGGTGTCTTACAGAGCAATAACCCGGAGATCTCGATGTTGTCTTTAAAGCGACTATTCGGATCTACTAACAGTGAGAACTTAGGTTGTTCTTCAGCTTTGACGGGCTCCCAACCTTCTCGCATTTTTACTGAGAGGTTCTGTGGGTCTGAGCGTCCAAGTGTGGAGACACGAATCCAACGATAACAGTATCCCGGTTGTTTATCTGGTTCAGGTAACAACTCAGGCGGTGCCCACTGCTGGGGACGTTCCGTGGTAATACGGGTATCAAGTTCGCGTGCAAGTCTATTTGTAGTCATTTTAGTTATTCTCCTTAGATGTCTTTAAAAACTCCTTAGCATAAGTTTCGGGAGTTATTCCTAGTTTCTTAGTTAATGCCATCTGCGACGCATTTAGTTTTATCCGCTTGGAGGATGTACTGCGGGTCGCTGGAGCAACTACAGTGGCTGGTCTTGTTCCTGTGCGCGAATCGGGCCTGCCGCCCCCGGTCGTCGTTTTTTCTTCGACCCCAAAATACTCTGGGAATCTTTTGTGCATTGTTTCGTCAATGGTGTTCCAGTACTTATCTGTGCCCACAAACTGAGGGCCATATTCCCGTACTAATCTTTGCTCCAGTCCTAATGCCAACGCCGTCATTTCTTCATCACGTTGGAACCAAGTATTCTTGTCCTTCCACGCTAGGGCCTTTGAGTCCGGCTCTGGTACTACTCTAGAAGGTGTTGCTTCACTATATACACTACTATCTGTTTCCTGTAAAGAAGGTGTATATTCCCTAGCTTTTTGAATCTTATAGTTTACTTCGGCTAATTTACTTTGAGCTTCTACAATACCGTCAGAATCTCCAGCCTCATAAGCATCTTTGTACTGTTTTTTGGCTACCCCTAGTTCGAGTTCCGTTGATGCCTTGTACGTATCTAAGTAAGTTTTCTCGCCCTCAAACAATGTTGTCTTGAGTTTCTTATTCTCCTCCAGCATACGCTTAGCAAAAGCCATAGCCTCATTCTGTTCACGCATTGCCCGTTCTTTTTCACGGCGCTCATCGTGCCAGACCTTCTTCATCTGTTTAAGACGATTTTTTACCTTGTCTGAGTATTCTTCAAGCTCATCTTTCTCAAGCTCATCGACTAACTCTTTAGGTAACGGTTGCCGCCCACGATCTGCTGCAGGGGTATCGTCTTCTACCTCTATGTCTAGCTCATCTACTACTTCCTTTTCTACAACTTGTTCCGCTTCGTCAGGGAACTCAAACTCGTCTTGTCCCGGTTTCTCTATGGACATTTTAATACTCCTTATGTGTGGCTACGTGACTGCCATTAATACAAATTTGCACTATGCGCGTGAAATGCCTCTTGGATCTTCTACTACAGCTTCCACGCTATCGTCATTCATGATCCTAAACTCGCGCCCATGTATCTTCAAACGAGTACCTGAAGTTGGTCTGGCTAGAATAAAATCACCTACTTTGCACCAAGGTCCTGACGGGTAGCGTGTTTTGTCTGCATACGCATCTGGGCCCAACGCCATTACAAAGAACACAGTACTTAGTACTTCTTCGTGCCGCATTGAAACATCAGACTTTAACAACCCATTACTGTACTTAGCCTCAACTTCAGGAATCGTACATAGTATATGGTAGCCTGTTGGTTCTGGTAGCTGCTTTGCTTTCTCTTCCGGTGTTGCTGGTAGTACGGTTGAATCCAAACTATCGGGGTTTGTGCCGATAAGAATCTCACCTTCAGTCATCAGATTTCTCCATTTGCTCTTCGAGGTCTTTTATTAATTCAGCCGCAATGAGAAGACCCCTTACTACACCACAGCTATGCTTGTACTCGTCAAAACTTCTGTTCCCTGTAGCTATATCGTCAACCATACGAGTTTTCTGGTCGTCTAGCTTTTCTAGAATAAGCTCTAGTACGTTCATGCTTTACCCGGTATCTTAGGATTCATCCCGGCTTTGTGTGCCGAAGATATTTGATGTCCTAACTGTACGCCTTTAACTTGTGCATCGAGGTGGGCCTTAGCTTCGCCTAACTCCTGCTTGTCCGCCGCAGATAGTGCATCCATCTGCATTTTCTTTTCCTTGTTCTTAATCTCAGAACCTAGTTTAACTCCAGCCAACTGTATGTCGAACTCGAGGCGTTTCTCTTCTAGTTCCTGTTTATCGGCTGCAGCTATTGCGTCCATCTGCAGTCTTTGCGCTTTTAAGGCTTGATCCTGCTGAGCTATCTGTACTTCTTGTTGCTTCATTTGTAGCTCTTGTTGCTGCATTTGCACGATTGGATCTTGTTGTGCTTGTTCAGCTTGTACTTGTGCTGCTTGAGATTTACTGTTTTGCAGTACCTTCTGTGCGGCAGCGGCGGCTAGACGAGATATTTGTACCTCCATCTCCTCGCTCATTTCTTCGTCTGGTGCTGGGTAAGGCACACCAAGTTGTTCTTCAATCTGCTTCCTGTACTCAAACGCAACGTGTTCTGCAATGTGAGCTTGTGCTGCCCCCATAATTGCCTGTGCCATAGGGTTTTGCCCCATAGTCTGCATAATCATTGGATCTTGCATCGCGGCTGTATGTACTTGTATATGTGCTTGGTGGTCTTGGTATATGAACGCCTTGACCGGCTTGCCTTGTAGCACCGCCATGTTTTCAGATACTGGATCGACCGGTTTCTGGTCTTCTTCCATTTTTACTAGCTTCTCAGCGTGCTTTATACCCAGAACTGCCAACATCTGACGATGTAGTAGCGGTAAGTCATATAACTGAGGGGCCTGTTGAGCTAACTGCATAGCAGCTTGGTACTGAACTACTTTCTGAGACATTGTTGCTGCGTTAGGATCAGATACCGGGATCACGTCGCACATATCGTAATCAGCTTGCTTCGCCATCCGCTTATCTTGACCGGGCTCGTAGTCATAC